TACAGACATCTGTTAAAACATTAACAACAGCTGATAATAAATCATTTACAATAGATCCAGGAGCGCCTGAAAGAGGAGAAGATCTTAATAATATTATTAAAGATTCTGGTTATTTATTTGGTGATTTAATACCATATAATGGTCAAAATATTAATGGTAAACCAGAACAGTATATCCAATTTATTACACATAAAAATGAAAATTGGTTAAGAACTAGAGTTTGTGTTTTAGGTGCTGGTAAATACACACCATTAAAAGACGGTTCTCCAGCCGATCTATCACTTGTAAGTTCTTGGAAAGCATATCCTAATAAGATTGTCAAACTTTCTAGTATTAATGAACTATATGAAAACTATTCAATTAGAGCAAATGTAACAAACAAAAACAAAGAAATTCTTTTTGAATGGGATACGATTTTCTATTCACCAAAAAATGATTTAGAATATAAATTAGAAACACGCGTAGACCCAAATGCTGGTTTATTTGAGGGCCCTATTCATAACGGACCAAGTATAACAGATGAAAAATATGGTAAATACGGTGTAGCCCTTAGTCCAACATTAATGAGAAAGCTTAGACTGGTCGAGGGTGATGTTGTTTATTTAAGGTTTGTAAAGATATAAAACAAAAAAACATAAAGTTTGTAGTATTTATAGGTAATATATTTTAACACTATGGAAAAGTTAAACAAAGCGGTTGATCAGTTCTTACAACCAAAAGTTTCAAGAACAGTATCAAATGACAAAATGGAAAGAGAAGAATGTGATTTACAAACTGGCGAATGCTATGTAATCAGATCAAAAGACGGAATTGTTGAAAGAATTAATAAAAAATACATTACCGAAGACGGTAGACAACTATTACAAGATTAATACTATGTTAGAACAAAAACTTTTACAGGAAGTAAATAGATTTAGAGAAATCAATAGAAATGCTAATAAGCATTATCTAATTAATGAGCAGGCTGAGCCAGCACCGTTACCTCCAGCACCAGGTGGTGATTTACCACCAGCAGATGCGCCGGTAGAAGGCCCAGAAATGGGTGCAGAAATGCCACCAGCAGCACCATTACCAGATAGCCCAGAAATGAGCGAAACTGAAGAAGTTGATGTTACAGATTTAGTTAATATGACTAAAAACATCAAGAATGAACTTGAAAGTTCTAAAATGGAACATGATGGTGTAATCCAAAAAATGGATACCGTATTTAGTAAATTAGATGATTTAGAGTCTAAATTAACTAATATGGATGCAATATTATCTAAAATTGACGAATTGGGTACAAAGGTTCAAGAAATGAAACCACCAACCCCAGAGGAAAAATTAGAAATGCGTTCATTGGATTCATATCCTTTCAGTCAGAAACCACAAGAGTTTTTTACTCATAAACAAGAAGAAATGAGAGCTAGCGGTAAAAACGAATATGTTTTAACTAAAAACGAAGTTGAAAATTATTCAAAAGAACATTTAGCACAAAGTTTTAATCCATATAAAGATGAACAACAATCTGAGTTCTAATATAAACTTTTTTTTAGGTTTACAACTTCAATTTAGGATATTACATTGGCAAACCAAAGGTTATGCTAGACATAAAGCTTTCGGTGAGATTTATGATACATTAGATGGTCTTGTTGACGAATTTGTTGAAATTTGTATGGGTAAACATGGTAGATTTACTTTAGATAACTCTACAGACACTATCCAAATGGCGAATCTTACAGATCTTAATATTGTCGAATTTTTACAAACAGCAAAAAATAGACTTATAGGTTTTAATAATGAATTGTCAAAAGAAAAAGATTCAGATCTTTTAAATCTTAGAGATGAGATGTTAGGTTCAATTAACAAATTGGCTTATCTATTGACCTTAGAATAACTTTTTACTTAATTTTTAAAATTATTTTTAGCCCAGATTTTGTAATCTGGGTTTTTTTATTTATATTTTACTATTGTCAATTTAAAAACAAAATTATGAGCACAGTAGACGCAGTACTTGCACAGTACGAAAAAAACAAACAATCCGCAAGCGGAAACGGTAACAAGGTATCGAGTGAAGACAGATTAAAAAAGTATTTTACAACGGTTTTACCAAAAGGTTCTAGAGGTGAAGAACGTAGAATTCGTATTCTACCTACAGCCGATGGTACAACACCATTTAAAGAAGCTTATTTCCACGAAATCCAAGTGGATGGTAAATGGGTAAAGCTTTTTGATCCAAAACAAGAAGGTAAGCGTTCTCCATTGAATGAAGTATATCAGGTATTGATGAATACCGGTGTTGAGGCTGACAAAGAATATGCTCGTCAGTATCGTTCTAAGAAGTTCTATATTGTTAAGGTTATCGATCGTGATAACGAGCAAGATGGACCTAAATTCTGGAGATTTAAACACAACGGAAAGCAAGATGGTATCTTAGATAAAATCTTCCCTCTTTTCCAAAAGAAAGGTGACATTACCGATCTACAAACCGGTAGAGATTTAACGTTATTCCTAAGCTTGACAAAGTCAGGTAACGGTAAGGAATACACAACAATTAATTCTATTATCCCTGAAGATCCATCCCCACTTCACACAGATGATTCTGTAGCAAAGGGTTGGGTGAATGACGAGTTAACATGGTCAGACGTGTACTCTAAAAAACCAGAAGAATACCTAGAAATGGTTGCTAAGGGTGAAACCCCAACTTGGGATTCGGAAGGTAAAAAATGGGTTTCAGGTGCTAGCAATGGTGAAGATGCGATTGTTGGTAAAAAACAAACAGTTTTGGTACCAATTGAAGATCCTCAAGAAGACGAAGAAGCAGACGAAAATCTGCCATTCTAATCCAATGGGCTGGCGATAACGTCAAAAGCCCACTTTTTTAAAAAATTATTAATATGGCTATAAAGAAACAAAATTTCTCAATTTCACAACTTGCTTCAAAATATTCAAGCAAGACGACATATAAACCAGATCGTTTCTTAGATTTGGGTGATGCTTTTCTTGATGCTAGTGGATTACCAGGTCCAGCATTAGGTCACATCAATATGTTTTTAGGTCACTCAGATACAGGTAAAACAACAGCTTTACTTGGTGCAGCAGCAGATGCTATTAAAAAAGGTATGTTACCTATTTTTATCATCACAGAACAAAAATTTGATTTTGATCATGCCGCTATCATGGGTATCCCAGTAACAAAGGATGTTGATCAATCAACAGGTGAAGTTACCTATTCAGGAGATTTCATTTTTAAAAATGATTTCGAATATATTGAGCAAATCACAGATTTCATCAATGAAATGCTTGATTTACAAGAAAAAGGTGAATTACCATACGATTTATTATTCCTTTGGGATTCAGTTGGTTCAGTGCCATGTAAAATGACTTGGGAAGGTAAAGGTGGTAAGCAACACAATGCGTCTGTACTTTCAGATAAGATTGGTATGGGTATTAACCAAAGAATTTCAGGCTCAAGAAGAGCAGATAAAGACCATACAAACACTTTGATTATTGTTAATCAGCCTTGGGTTGAATTACCAGATAATCCTTTTGGTCAACCAAAGATTAAAGCTAAAGGTGGTGAATCTATTTGGTTAAATTCAACACTAGTGTTCAGATTCGGTAATGAAAAGAATGCTGGAACAACAAAAATTTCTATTACAAAAAATAAAAGAACTGTTACTATTGCTACAAGAAGTAAGATTACAGTTATGAAGAACCACGTTAATGGTATTCAATTTGGTGATGGGAAAATTATGGTAACACCTCATGGATTTATGAGAGCAAAAGAAGCTGCGGAAGAGAAAAAATCTAGAGAGGATTATGTGAAGGATAACTTAACATACATCAGTTCACTATTTGATGAAAAAGTCGACAATGTTGAGGAGATTAAGTTCGAACCAATATCAGAAGAAGACAACGAGGATTAATTGTTTAATTATTAAAGAATAGACTAAATGTCTAATACATTGTTGGTTGATGGTGACAACTTATTAACCATTGGTTTCTACGGTTTAAAAACCCATTTTTATAAAGGACAACATTTTGGTGGTTTGTTCCATTTTATCGATACTCTCAGAAGATCATTTGAAAATTATCAGCTTGATAAGATCGTGGTCTTCTGGGACGGTAAAGATGGTAGCCAATCTAGAAGAAAAATATATAGTCCATATAAAGAGAATAGAAAAACAAGAATCAAGACGGACGAAGAAATTTACGCTTATCAAAGACAAAGATCAAGAATCAAACAATATTTGGAAGAAATCTACGTTAGACAAGGTGAATTCGAATATTGTGAATCAGATGATTGTATCGCCTATTACACACAAAACTCCCCTAATGAAAAAAAGATAATCTATTCTTCAGATAGAGATCTTGCGCAGCTAGTAAATGAAAATGTAAACATTTACAACCCAGCTCACAAAAAGGTTTACAAAAAGAATGACATGATTGAATATGATCATGAAAATATTCTTATCGAAAATGTAAAACTAGTTAAAATACTTTGTGGAGACCCATCAGACAATATCTATGGAATTAAAAACTTGGGAATTAAGAGATTAATCTCATTTTTCCCTGAGATGCAGACTCGCCACTTAAGTTTAGAAGAGGTAAGAAATCAAGGTAATTTAATTTTTGAAGCTGATAAACACAATAAATTAATTGCTAATTTTCTTACAGGTGTAACCAAGTTAGGGGTATATGGTGATGAGTTTTTTGATATAAATAACAGAATGGTATGCCTTGATGATCCAATACTAACTGACGATGCTAAAGAAGGTATTAAATCCTTAATTACCGATAGACTTGATTCTGATGGTCGTTCTTATAAAAACGCTATGAAAATGATGACGGAAGATGGTATTTTCACAGTTTTACCTAAAAGTGATGATGCCTGGATCAAATTCTTAAATCCGTTTCTAAGATTAACAACAAAAGAAAAAAATAAAACTATAATTAAATTTAAAATTAAATAAAAACTAAGACTTATGAACATTCAAGAACAAAACAAGTTTGAATTTTTACTTACACTAGACGGCAATATCATCTGCCAAAGATTTTTTAACGTTAGAGATTATAATCCAGTAACTAGAAAATCTATGGAATTGCATTATGAAGTAAAAAATATTTGTGAAGAAATTTCGGAAGATTTAAAAATAAAAAGTTCCGAATACCTTATCGAAAATCAAGGATTTTTTATGAATAACGACTTTGTGGAAGATCCAAAAGAAGCAGAAGAACAGTACTTTTTGCTACAAATTAAGCAAGGTGACGAT